TCCTATTCTTTTCATTCCGAATCTTCTTGGCTTCAAGTTCGGCCTCACGCCTCTGCTCAAAAGCCAGATTCTCATCTGCGCCCTGAATTCCTTTTGCTGCCAGTTCTCTTAATGAATCCTGCCTTTTCCTGTTCTTGTCAAGTTCGGTGTCGATAGATTTTGATATCATATCCGACCTCAGGTTCAATGATTTTTCCAACTGTCCAGCAGAAGTCTTAAGGAACTTACTTTGCTGGTCGGCCCTTTTCTTATTGGCTTCCTCTTCAAGCTTGAATTCGGCATCACGCTGATGTTCCAACTGGTCGAAAAGCTCGTCAAAATCCTTCTTGTGGTTTTCCTCAATATCAAATTCAACATCGCGCTCCTGCTCCAACTGCCTGAAAAAATCCTCGAATTCCTTTTTGCTTTTTTCCAAGGCTTCCTTTTCGGCCTTTAGTGCATCATCCTCAGCTTTTTTCCTTATCTGGATACGTTTGGCCTGTTCCGATTCCTCCAAAGCGGTTTCCTGCTTTGTGAGCCGTATTTTTGCAGCTGATGCATCCGCTATTATCTGGTCTTTCTTGCCTTGCGCTTCTGCCTCCCTCAATAAAAGTTCATTGGGAATATCCTTTGCATTCTTGTATTTGAGTTTTTCCAGACGGATGATTTCAGCCTCCGCCAACGCCTCCTTACCTCTGGCCCTCAGTATGAGGTCTTGGATATGCAAAGTTTCCTTCAATAGTTTCTTTCGCTCTTCAATTGACAGGTTGCCCTGTGCCAGACGTTCCCGTCCTTCCTCCCATTGCCTGTCAAGTGCCGCAATCCGTGTGGCGTTTTCCACGCGGACATCTTCCAGACGTTCGTTTGCCTGGAATATCTTGTCACCTAGATTTATCTGCGCATCGGTAGGACCGATTGCCCTTTTTATCGAATTCAACGGGTCAACTATGAAAGCGGTGATGTTTCCTGCAATCTTCTTAAGACCTTCAGCAGAAAACGTGTCTGAAAGAACCTCGCCGAAACTCCGTGTCTCATTGGTGACGTTCTCAAAGGCATCGGCAAGCTTGGAGCCGACGTTTATCATCAGGATGTCAAAGTTTGTCTTGAGTATCGTAACCTCACGGCTCAATGCATCCGCGCCCCTTTCAGTCTTGACGAATGCCGCACCCAATCCGCCTATTATGCCGACCGCTCCGACTGCAGCACCTGCAAGGATTCCGAAATTACCGCTTAACTTTTCTACAAATCCGGCAAATACGCCTGTTGCTCCACCGGCTTCCTTCTGCTTTTCAGCCCACTCACTTATGGATGCTCCAACATCCTTGATATTGTTACGGATGCTGACAAGCGTTCCACCGAACCTTCCAAGGAATGGCGAAAGCCTGTCCAGGGCACTACCATAGTTTCCTACATTACGCCTGAAATCACCCACCGAATGATCGGCTTTAAGCACAACCTTTTGAAGCTCGTCCAATTCTTTCTTGAATGCTATCGTAGATGAATTATTCTGCTTTCCAGCAACTACAAGGTCCTTATAGACCTTAAGCATGCGGTTCAATTTTATGTTGGCCTTTTCATAGGCTCCTACACTTTCGCTGGTCAGTTTGGCGTTTTCCTTCGCCTCCTTATTGGCTCTTTGGGTTGCCAGCTTGACCTGCTCTAATGCTATGGCCTCTTCTGTCAGGGCATGCTCAAGCTTCTGGTCCCATTTTATCTTTTCCTTCGTTATACGCTCCGATTCAGACATCACCTTGTTGGCCTTTGTCTGCTCAGCCGTTATTTTCGAGATGTTGTCAAGGTTGGTAGGCTTCAAGGAACTGTTGAGCGACTTGCCGTTTTTGGCGATCGCTTTTATCTGCTCTTCCAGCACCTTGAGCACATTGATGAACTGCAATGTCTCCTCTATGGTGGGTTTCCACACATTATCCTCTATAAGGTCACTATGCCGTATTATGTCGTTATCACTTGCCATCGTCCAGTTTCATGAATGAGTAGAATTCCAATACTGACACCCTCCAAAGCGGAGTGCCACCGTTCGCTCGGCTCACAGCCGCTATTATCTTGTTATGGTCAACCTTTTCGGTCGCTTTTTCCTTATTTAATTCTTCTATCTTGATTGTCAGTTGAGCCCTTTTCATGGCTGTAGGGGCCAATATGCAATCATATTGCATGTTGGTTAGCAACTTGATATTTTCAAGATATTTCAAATAGTTCCCATTAAGGCCTATTCGCGCTATGAACTCATCATACACGCCTTCCCAAACCTTACCTGTATCGACAAAGGGCATCCACCACTTGCGCAAAAGCGCAATGTTTCCCGTCTCATGGATCTTGAACCACAAGCTTACGGGCAATGTCTCTATGCCGGTGTGACAGCTAAGCTGCCAGTACCATCTCCTTAACCTGCGATATGATCCTTTTTTTGATTTCATTGCGTAGCCATGCCGTATTTTCTTGGTTGAGGCCTATGACCTCCACACCCCACCTGTCCAAAATGTTCTTGCCATCCTTGAAGGGATTGGTCTTTATTGTCAAGAAATCATCGCCAGCGTTGGCAATGACCTCGAAAGAATCATAGAACTCACCTTCGCTGAAGAGTGTAACCCTGTCAACCGGCTGTCCCTTTATCTGCTTGCTGGAAACCGTGTATGATGCATATTCGCCACCTACCGACTCCAGCTTTATGCCTAGCCTGTTCTCACCTTTCTCGAATAGCTGGTCCAAAGTATTGAGCCTGATTATCTCATCCTGTATGGACCTGTCCATGAAAACACCTTGGATGATCTCACCGACATCAATCCTTGCGATGTTGTCCAGCTTCTTGATTACGCGCGTGAGCATAGGCTATGAACGGGGCCAGCTTTCACCGGCCCCCTTTCACTCATTTGGTCTTTTCAGGCCCATCGACCTTGGTCTTTGGTGCTTTCTCTGATTTCTGGCTTGTGGCGTTAGCCTCCACCTGTGCCCATGCCTCGCCAACCCTTGGTATCTGTGCATGCGCCTTGCAGAATGCTTCCTTACCCATCGCGTAAGCTGATGCGGTATGGAACTGGTAGTTTTTCCCTTTGTGCTTATATGTTGTATACATAATCTTATGGATTAATCAAGTGATATAACTACGTCCTCCCATGTTGCATCATCAAAGCCCTGAGCATTTGTAGTGCTGTTAAGGCTAAGTCTCAGGTCGTCAGTGGCAGTCTGGGCCACACTGATGACAAAAGCATATCTTCCAGGTACCAGAGGATCCTCTGTCGCGGAGGTGATCGTAAGCTGGGTGCTGTCAGTGACATTATCCAGGTCGAAGTCTGCCGTAACGAGTCCTGATACCGGTTGCATTGATACTGAATCACCATAATCGAATGATATATCGACAGTGAAGGTCGTTGTGGACCTGTTACCTGCCAATTGTGTGATATTGGTGTCCAGCATTCCCCTGAAATCTTCCTTAAGGTCGAAATCAGGGTCAATAGCGCTGTACGGGATTATCGCAAGCTTGCCATCGGTGACATTCTGCGCCCACTGCAACATCAGGTTGATGTACTGTGGGTCATCTTCGTTCTGTAGCTGCAAGATTGCATCAAGGGAATCCTGGCTGATAGGAATCGGGTAAAGCTTTCCAGCTTCAGTATACCATCCGAGCAATCCTTTGGTGGTATGGAAATATACACCGAGCTTGGAACAGCCACGGGAGTTTATCTTGTCCACCAGCGCAGCTGCGCCTTTGACTATCTTGGCTACGAAATTTCGGAAACCTTGACGGATCTTGACCATCCTGCCAGACTTGTAGGTCTTGTAGACGGTGTTTTCCTTAAGGGCTTCCACTTCCTCCAGTATTTCAGGGATAGGATATATCCTGATATCGGTGGAAGCATTGTATTGAAGGGCGTTCCAAAACGCCGCATTCAATGTGACTGTGGTATCGATGTAGTTTCGAGTACCATTATCCTGGTAAAGGTTCTGGAAGTTAGCCTTCAGAAGCTTACCTATTTCAGGTGGGCAGTTCGGTGAACCTAGATTCCCGCTGTTTGTCCCACATACGCATTCTACGCCGCTCATTTTCTTCTTTGTTTTAAATTGTTAACAATCGCATTGTTTTAATATCTCTACCGTAAACCTGACCTCTATGCCGCTGGTAGCCTCATCTATGATGGTGTGCTTGTGGCCTTCCTTGAACTCCCTGCCGAACTTCACATGATTGATGGTCCTCCAGTTCAGTATCCTCTGGAAGGTTGGCCTGTAGGCCATTGACAGTATCTTGCTCTGGAACGCTTCTATTATCTCACGCATGGGGTTTATCACCTTCTCGTAATGGTCGGCAGTGCTCCAGTCTGTCAGGTTCTGGTTATCAAGGAACAGCATTACCAGGTCAGGTGTCGTGGCCACAACCTTCATCCTGTCCACATTCTCAGGTGCCACGAAAGGCTCCACCAGCCACACGAAAGGTGTCTGGTTCCAGGCGAACTGCTCCGCCTTCCTTTCCTGGTTAACTGCCAGCTCGGTGCCGTTCACATACACAGGTGCGGCAACTCCTACAGATTCCACAGCACTTAAATCGTCCGTGGTCCTGATGGTGATGCTCTGGTCGCGCACCATGCTTTCGATGATGTAGTCCGTACCGGATATGTCCACCACCGTCACAAGTGATTTCTGGGGCGAAGGCCTTAACCATTTGGTATCATCCATTTCCAGTGTCCAGGTACCGCCACCGTTATCGGTAACATCGGTTACAGTTATGCTGGTGGCAAGGCTGGCAATCACATCGCGGTATATGTCAACGATATTCCTCATATCGCGCCTCCGAAGCTTACAAATTCCTTGCTTTCACCATCGTATTCAGGGTATGTGTCGGCATTCGCCTTCATATAGTTCCTGATGACCTTGAAGGAAGTCACCGCATCGTTGTAACGCGATTCGATGAGTCCGATGTTCCTTGCACCGGCCAGCTTGTCCGAATTCTCATTCTTGGATTCCACCGTGCCGGTCTGGGCCACCTGCACTGAATAGCCGTTTACGAATTCATAGAATATGAAACCTTTCAGCATCTTCAGTATACCTTCGGAAAGTGTCGGCTCCTTTGATTTTTTGTACTTTGAAGACATGCTTTTGGTGTAGGCCGCATCCCATGGGATGAAACACCATTCACCTGGAGCCGTTTCGCTGTACTTCAACTCATTGAACACTGTCAGGAACCTTGGAGACTGCGGCACTATGGGTGCGACTGCGGTCAGGTCTGCAATGAAGAGCAGATAAAGTTCATAGCCGAACAGGTCCACAAGGTACTTTTTCTCGTACTTTTCAATATATACGGCCAATTCTGCGTTGGACTTTGCATCCTGCGCAATACGGTAGTACCCTGTGAAGTCTGTTGGCGTGAGCATTATCTTTTCTTCTTGGTTTCAGGTTTGGAGGTTGTCTCTGGCGTGTCAGTCTTAGGGGCCTGTTTTTTGACGGGCTGTTCACCTTCCTTGACCGCCACTCCCTTTTGTATCAGGGAATGTGCAAGCTGATGGGAGGTGGTGAACGTGTCACCTTTCTTCTTGCCAGCGAAATCCTCGGTAAATACTAAAGTGTACTTCATATCATTGGTCCTTTCTTATGGCCTCCCAACCTTTGATCTGAATCGCTGCCACCCCTCGGCCCTCCACCTTTATCCTGTAATGGTAGGTAGGAGCCGCTGTAGTGTACCAGATATGGGTCTGCGCCCCTGATACGTTGGATATATGGAAGGTGTCATTCGAGTTTATCGGGTCATAATTGGTCCCGTCAAGTGAAAACTCAATGGTACATAGCGCATTCGGGGTGCCTGAAATCTTGGTGGCAACCAGCTGTAAAGCCAGCTTGTTCACCACACCAGCAGTCTGGACACCATAGAGGTATTCAGACTCCACATTCGTCACCGTATCAAGCAGGACCGTGCCGTTTTCGACCGTCTTAAGGGTCTTTTGCTGCGCGAATGTTGTGGCCATCATCCCGATGACCATCAACGAAAATAGTATTAACTTTTTCATGATTCTTAGCTTGCTAATGTTACCAGGGCCGCATCGATACCTACAACTTTCCTGAATCCACCTGCATCAGCACCCCTGATAAGGAATGCCATCCTCTTGCGGATTTTCAGTGTCATCTCATCTTCGGTGAACTGTGTGTTCACATAGCCTTTGGAGATTTCCATTCCAGGCATTTCATAGATCCTTGCATATCTCCTGTCACCTATCACCAGAGTATCGGCTGTCATGATGGCACTTTCGATGACCATAACATTGTCGATAACGGTGCCATCCTTGGAAACAAAAGGAGGCAACACATAATTGTCGTTCTGGTCCTTTTTCAATTTGTACTTCAATATGTCGGCAGGGTTCATGATGACCACATCAGGATTGTATTTGGAGCCTCCCACAGTCGTGATTGAGGTCTTGACAACCGGAATAAGGTCATAGATGCTTGCATCCTGTATCGCTGAAGCGACCGGAACATATGCGGAAATGGAAGCGAGCAGACCTGTCAGGGTGTTGCCTGTGCCATCACCCAATGCGATTTGCCTGTCAACCTCCAGATTTACGTTGGTGGTAAGGAACGCACCGATTTCAGCGGCAAACATTTCCTCATCCTCAAAGAATTCTTCGGTTACAGGTATCGTATCACCGACTTTCTGGATGGTGATGGAACCTTTTTTCCACTTTGCGGTGGATTCAGGGAATGCGGCACCTTCAGCGACTGCGGCTGCGGCCCTTGCGATAGTGTCCTCGTCCCAATCATAATATCTGATCGTGCCATTATGCGAACCTTTGCCTATCCTCAACTTGGGGAATATGTCATACATGGACAGCTTGCGGGTAGCCAACTGGCCGATATCCGGAAGGTCGTATGCATTCTCGTTGTTGGTGATGGCGGACCTTAGCACTAAGGCTTTGACCTGGATTTCCTTCGCTGACTGGTGTTTTGCCATCAGTTTGAATTCTTCCATGTTGGCCTTGAGTTCCACTGCAAGATCCGAGGATGATGGAGAAACGGTCTTTTCCTTCAATGCGGTGATTGATTCGCCTTGCTTCTTGATTATTTCTTCCTGGGCTTCGAAAAGCGCCTTCAATGATTCGATCTCGGCATCTTTCTTCTCCTGTCGCAGTTCCTCAAGTTCAAGCTTCAGCGCTTCGATGGATGACTGGTCACCTTTCTTTGCTATAAGTTCCTTCCATTCGCCCATCTTTTTGGCGATGTCCTTTGTCAGGTCCTCGACCGACTTCACTTCAGGTTCCGGCGCTCCACTTCCGAACGCGCCTTTCGGCAACCTGTGTTTTCTGCCTACATAATAGGTCAGGGCGGCAAATACTAAGCCTATGCCAAGGCTTCCCGAAATGGCTGCTACTAAAGAGCCAAACAACACTGCATACAGCAGCGTGGTCAGGTGGGTTATTTTCTTATTCATTTGTATTAAATATTTCGCTTAGCTTTTTGAGGTGTCCGATATCGTCCTTTTTCGGCTGTCGAGTGGCTCTTTCCGGCTCGTCAGTGATAATAAGAGACTTGTATGCCTCGTCCAGTTTCAGCAGTTCTATTTCAAGTTGTTCGTATGTGTCATCGGAAAGGTTGCCTATCTTCAATGCTGCTATGCATTTCTGCATACGCTTGGATAATTCAGCAATCCTTTCTGTCTTTTTCTCGGATTTGAACCCTACGAAAGGGGTCTGGTCATTCATTCCCCAAGTGACCGTTGAACCCTCCCAAAGCTTCACTTCGGTGAGTTTCCAGCAGACAAAGTTTCCATTCTCATCCTCTACAGTCTCTTCCTTCATCACGCGGTAGCCGATGGAATGTTCGTTGTAGATACCTTCGGCATACTGTGTAAGCACATCCTGGGCCTTAGGTATTGCGGACATCTTGGATTCGAAGTACAGGCCTATGTCATCTTCCTTCAACACCTGTATGAATCCGATGGGCGGTGACCATGAATCATGCTGCAAGAGGTGTTTTATCTGCTTGCTTCCATTAGGTCCACGTTCGGCGATCGTCTTCTTGAAAGCTCCGCGCACGATCATGTCGTAACCGTTGTCGATGTTGTCGAACCCTGCGAAATATCCGCAGACAATGCCACTTTTGGTGTCAACGTCCTTGACCTCCATCGCATAGGTCTTGAACTCTATTTCTGCACTATTCCTTAGGTTTTTTTTCATCTTCCTTTTGTGTATTTGGGTTTGCATGGGGCTGGTCGATAGGCCTTAACCCCTGTTTCAAGTAAAATTTGTCCATCAGCGGGTCGGTGGCCAGTTCATATCCGCGCTTCTCACGCGCCATGTTGGGTGTGATGATACCGTTCTCCATTTCCAATGCTATGACTTCCATCACCAGCTTGTCATCCTTTTTAAGGGCTTCCACAGTGCCGAGGTCGTAATCGATATACAGTTTTTTACCTGTCTTCTGTTTCCAGTAGGCCAGATACCATTTGTTGAAAACATCGTCACGCACACGTGCCAGGTCCGGTATTATGGCATCGTTCCATAGGGATATGCTTGCCACCTTCATGTTGTCCATTGTGCTGGCCTCATCGGACACCAATGCTGTTGGCACCCTGTAAACCCTTGCATAGGTCTTAAGGTTGGCAAGGTCTGATGATAGTAGTTCCATGTCCACCGAATTCAGGCCCAAAGCTTGCCAGTTGAGTTTCTGCGTTGAAAGCATTATCTTTTTCTGGTTGCCATGCCCGAAACGCTCCTCGAACCTTTCTTCAACTATCTTGGCCTTTTCAGGTGTCATGCCGCGCTCGGAATCTCCGGAAAGTATGCCAGCAGGATAACCGTGCTGCAAAAGCCTCATCTGGGCAGTGAAGTTGTCGTTTGAGTTCTGGTTGACCTTGCATAGAGGTGCCAACGGTGAAAGTCCGTACAAACCCCTGTTGATGTTGTCGGTTTCAGGATTCCAGTTCTTTATGTGGCAGACGTGCCTACGGTCGATGGGTGTTACTCCAAGACCGTACCAGTTGACACTGTAGCCCTTAATAGGTTCGCGCCATGATGAGCCGGTCACTATCTGTGTCATCTGCGATGGCATGGTATATATCTTGGAGAAATACCCGTCACCATATCCTTCAGGATTCAGTCCGTATGTGTAGCCGTTGCCTGTCAGGTTGTAGTATCCCAGCAGCGATTCAAGCCATTCGGTGAATGATTCGTTCTCATTGGGATTCTGGAGCATCTCATTGATCTCCTTTATTTCGATAAGGTCGAATGCTTTCTTCTGTAACTCTTCAGCCTCATTAAAGTTACCGGCTTCCATTGCCGCCTTGTATCTGCCAACCTCCTTGGCCTTGCCTTTCTTTTCCTCATAAAGATAAAAAGGTACTTTGGATGCAGGTTTTATCTTGCGGTTGATTACGGTGTAAAGATGCGGGTTGACTATGTAGCCTTTCTTGATGGCATCAGCGGCACTGTAGTTGTGAAGTGTGACTTCGCCTCCGAGCATGTCGAAGATGCGCCTGTACAGCTCATTATCGGAGTCGGCAATGTTCTGGAAGGCTTTTTTGCCTCCGAACAAATTATATGTTTTCTTGCCTATCTTGACTGACAGTTCCAAATCAATACAAAATAACCATCTGGATTTTGGAGATATTTGTACAAAACTCTACCGCTCTGAAAAGGGCTCAAATCAGCTCGAAACCTACGCGAGTGAACCAATCTGTGATGATATATCGTGATGCATCTATGGCGTGGTCTTCCTGGCCCTCATCAGGCTTTTCAATGAACTTGCCGAATTTGTCCTTCTTATTGCGGTAATGGTCGAATTCACGGATGAGGTTTACACTGCGCCTTGTGATATAGATACGGGTTTCCCTCATCTTGGCTATCCCGTAAGCGATACTGTTGTCGCCTTCGGCTTCGTGCATGTCGCCCCAACCCCTGTCAAACAGCTCATCAATCATCAGGTTTGCGGTACGGTCGGCTACTATCAGCTCAGATGTTTTCAACCCCTGTTTCCTCATTTCCGAATCCAAGGGGGTAGGCTGCAGGTCGGTCATGTAGATACGCTCATCCAAACATATATCCTTACCCCTGTGATACATTGACACTATCGCAGTCGGGTCACGGGAATAGCCATAATCGAAACCATGGCCGTAAAACTTCATGAATTCAGGTATTTCGTCTACAATCTCATAATTTGAGAATACCTTACCTTCAATTTCACCCTTAAGTCCTAGGCCGAACACCTGCCAGTTGTACAGGTTGGCTGTCTTTTCCTGATGGTTGCGCCACTGCCTGAACAGGTGTTTCGGTATCTTAGACTCATCATGCTCAAATTCCAGGTGCTTGAATTCATCCGGTAATGGCTCATAACTGAGAATCTTTATCTTCATTTCAGGTGGACAGAAAGGATTGTCCATGAATGTGGAATGCAGTTTGATGCAACGTGGGTTGGTGTCCAGGTTATCGATATAATGGTCCTGCTTAGGATTCCAGTCGATGAATACGAAATCGCTTGTACGCTGGTCTATCTGGTCAAAAGTGTGTTTGGATATCGAATAAGGCTCATTGAACCATGCGGCATCCTGAGTAAGTCCATACACCGATTCTTCGTCAGTGCCCCTGAATTCGATTCGGGAGCCGTTGGGATATTGGTAGACCGATTCTGTCTTATTGAACCATGAGCGCACCCATCTGGCAGTCATGCGCAAGCGTTTTTCAAAGTCCACCATCACCGTATCCTTGCAATCCTTTTTCGTTTCGCGCCATATGGTTAACCGTTTGTCTGGATATGCACGGGCGTACAGATCATAACAATCAATCATCGAATATGTCTTGCTGGATCTGGAGCTGCCTTCGTTCTTGATGTACTTGTACAGCCTTTCCCCCTTGCTGTCTACTGCATGGATGGCTTGCCAATTGCGTTGAAATACTATGGTGCTCTTAATCTTCACTCGTATATGCTTGGAAATACCGTCACGAATCCTTCGCCTTCTGGCCTGTGGCCTTCTGCATACGATATGTGGCAACTTATTTCAGTGGCACCATATTCATACACAGTCTTGTATCCGAAATATCTGCATACGTGTTCTGCTTGAGCTTTATAGTCACCTCGCATTTCCTTGGTAAAGAATCCTGCTTTACGTAAAGGTCCAAACGGGAAAAACTCCTGCATGAAACGCTTTAGAACGCCGTCATCTGAATCTGTATTATCCATTTTGTTTAACTTTTTTGCGTTTATTTTGTCTTGAGTCGGTAATTTCGGAGAGTTGTTTTAATATAATTGAACTTGTTAAGTGGTTTGTTTAACTTTTTGACAAGGAAAAGGGGAGGTCCCACACTCCCCATCCCCGTCAATCTTATATACCTCTCTTACTCATCGTCATCTTTCTTTGGTGGCACTATCTCAACCGTTATCGTGTTGTCGCCAAGCTTCTGGCCGTCCGTGGTAAGGTCCAGCTTGTCACCGTATTTCTTAGGTGCAAGCTTTGACAGCAGCCATTTACGGGTGTCTACTCGAAGCTTTGACCGGTTTATCCATTCATTGTTCGGTATCTCTCCAGCATCAGTATAAATGGTGTCTTTGCTGGTTTCATCAGCTATCTCAAGTATCTCATCAGCAAGCTTTTCCGTCCGCATCTCGCATGCGCGCGCGTACTGTTTGGCTTTCTCTTCATCTTTTTCAAGCCATTCATAAAAGGTTGTCGTATTTATTCCTTGGCCTTGGATAGCCTTTCTCAATGAGCTGCCATCTTCAATGAAAGCGCAGATTGAGTTAATGATTCTTGTTTTTTCCTGGTTTGAAAATGCCATATCTAAAAGAATTGTAAGAAGTTTGTTGAATTTGATGCTGATGCAGGTGTGTATGTCGCATATATTGAAGTCTCGACACTTGAATAGCTCGGTGTTCCCCAAGGGTTGTTGAATGTCGGGAAAGTAGGGGAGTTGCTCGTTGTGGCGAACTGGTCAGTTAGTCCCGTATCATACCTGAAATCACAGGTGCCTGGGTCATCCGTCCACACCGCTAGCCAGTAATACTGTCCTGCAACTATGTCCCTTGTGGTTACGGTGGTGCCTCCTGAGAATGTATAGAACTGTGGAGTGCCTGTGATTGTCGTGGAGCCTGTGTAGAACATGAGCGCATCCGGTGCGCCTGAGTTGTCAGTGTACATGGCCGCATATGCTGGCACCGTGCCCCCGAAATTCTTGACAAGGTGAGCCCTTATGTCGGTAACGGTCCCGTTGGCTGGTGCCTGGAACCTTGTAGCGATATAGTTTAACCCTATCGCGAATGCATTACCAAGCGTTGCTGTCTGTCCGAATGTTGCCATATTATGCTTCTTGTCCTACTGCGAGTATATCCCACTTGGTATCAGCCGAGTTGTATTTTGCCGCGATGTAGATTGTCTTTCCTGCTGTAGTTATAATTGGAGGTGTAACACCGATGTTCCTGAATATGGCGTTATAACCCAATGTTCGTGGCGTACCATCATCCTTGAAACGCATTATAAGCTTGTTGCCGTTGGTTGCGGAGCCTGTCGGGGCCGCTATCACGGCATTCGCTGCAAGGGCCGTCACATACAGCTCATTCTCCCTTGAATCACCTGTAGGTGTAGGGGTGGCTGATGATGTGATGGTGGTGACGGTAGCGAATATGTTGGTTGCCGAAGTGAGGGTCTTATTGGTCAGTATCGTGGCAAGTGAATCGAAATATGTCTTTAGGAACGCTTTTACATTGGCCCATGTAATCTTTTTTAGCAGTCCAGCATTTTCAGCCGTGGCCACCAGGTCAGTATCGTTGGGCGTTGCCGCACCTGCCGCGTTTATCAGTGCCCCTGTCGTTGTAGCCGTCTCAGCCGGAGCCGCTGCCAGTGCTGCTGAATTAAAATCGCTTATCGTTGCTGCCAGCTGGGTGCCTGTATGGTTTGCACGGGCCTTTGCCCCTGTGATATCCGTATCATCGGCAATGGTGCCGTCACGGTCCTGGAATGTATAGGTTCGGGCTGCTGTGTTGGAATTGGTGAAGAACGATGTGAAGGTGTTGAGCGCATTCTTGAAGTTTATCTTAAGAAGTGTTAGCCCAGCATATCCACCGCTGGCATCCTTGCTGGCCACATTCTCCGGAACATAGCCGATGTTGTTCTCACCTATGGCCCAATTCGCATCTGTCAGTCCTGGAGTATCCACCAGGGCGCGAACGGTATCTCCGATGTTGACGGCATTGCCTGAGATGGTACCTGCGACCGAAACGGTCCATACATCACCTTTCAGTATCGCACCTGCGGTGCCTGAGCCTCCGCTGGCCGGATAATCGCTTGTGCCTGTCGGGTCATAATTGCCCCTGTCATCCCATAAACCCACTACAAGGCCATCAGCGTAGCTTTCAGCACTTGCAAGGATTGCCGCATCCGCTGCCGCCTGTGCTGTCGATACAGGCTTATTCACATCACTTGTATTGTCTACGTTGCCAAGACCTACCGCGGCCTTGTTAAGTGTCTGGAAAGTCTTGTCACCTCTGTAATAATCAGCCGATGTTGTGGCCGTGATTGAATCCTCCTTGGCATCCAAGGCGGCTTGCAAATCTGTCTGGTCGAAGAGTGTGCCGGTGATGTCTCCCCATGCTACCGAGCCGCCTCCTGAGCCAGTCTCCACCTTCTGCTTTCCTGTGGCGGTGTAGACGGTCCATCCGCGCTCCTTGGTGTAGATGATGGATTCACCTGCGGCCAATGCGCAAGAGAAGATAAGGTAGTTTGTTGCACCAGCAACGCGCTTGTATATGCTCACGGTATTGGCAACGGCCCCGTCGATGTTCTTCAGGTACAGCGAAGTGATCAGCGAATCGCCATCATCAGGCAGATCAATGTCGGTGTCGGTGGCACCGGTTATCTTGGTGTAGTCCGCTTTCTCTATGAAACCTTGGGACTGTATCACATAATTGACCACCACATCGATGTCGGCTGCTGACGAGGTGTTGATGCGAATGATATCGTCCGTGTTCTTGTGGTTCATAGGATGGATTGGTACCTTGATTCAAGGCCCTTTATGATGTTGCTGTGGCCTTCGCCTATGGAATTCACCTCATCGATGTAGCGGTTGAGCTTCTCGTATTTTCCAGCCCTTGCCAGCCTGAGCATGACTTTCAGGTGGTCCACCTTTTCAGGTATCTCGTCTGCTCCTGTCTTCGGCTTCACAAGCCTGTATGCGGTGGGCATCACAGCGGCAATGACCTTCAAATCCCTTACGAAACTTTGGGTTAACTCCATACTACAAATTTATCGTAGCCAAAACAGGGTTATTTGTACATTTCCCTACCGCCTGTAAAATGAAAAAAGCCCCCGTTTCCGAGGGCCTTAAAACTAAAACTATGAAAACACTAAATATCAAAAGGCTTCGTTATCTTCATCAACAGGTTGGCCACCTTGTCCTTTGGTCAGAAGTATTAATTTTTCCTGCATCTTCCTTATGTCCCATGAGTCTATCGGCTTGGCCTGTATGCTAAGGACCAAGGATTCCATGACCTCCTTGGTCACGGGATTGATAGCGTATACTGCGGATGGGTTTACAAGTCTGGTGAATGCTGGCTGATTCTCGGTTTCTGGCACGTCTATTCGTATGAATGTTGACGGCCCGAAGGAATGCTCGGTGATGGTTCCTGCAATTTTCTGGTGTCCAAAAAGTTCCACCAATGCGTAAAGTTCAATTTTCTCGTTCATGTTATTTTATTAATTTGATTGTTTCCTTGTAATGGGCCATGAAAAGCTTGTCCGTGTCTTGCAGGTCATGGGCCGACTGTAATATGTACAGGCATCCGTGCCTTTGGTTGTAGCCCATTATCCTTGATACCTCGGACTTGCTCGGAGTGACGTGTATGGACAGCATAAGTGCCCAAATCTGCTTTGCCGTCTTATGGTTGGGTTTCTTGCATTTCTTGCTGAATAGCTGGGCCTTTGTCAGGTCGAACTTCCTGCATACTGCGAGTTGCACCTGTAGAGGCGTGTAGGTGTCCACAGGGTCCGCAACGGTGTTCGAAATCTCTTCGAGGGTGTCGGCAAAACGGTTGAGGTCCTTTTTCAGTGCTGTGATCTTCTGTTGGATGAGGTGTTGATTCTTCATGGTATGTTATGATAATTTCATTTGGTCTTTGAACAGCTCGCGTATTTCAGAAAGCACTATGTTAGGTTCATCTGGTATATGGAGCAGATGTGCCAACTCATGGATGATTCCCTTGTCGCTTAGGCATACATAAGTGGGTATCTCCTTGAAATATGCTATCGCACAGGCAAGGTGGATGATTTCAGGCAGCTTCACCACGAACTCTGCATCTGTCATGTCGCATACACGGTGGTAATGCTCCCTAACATCCTGATAGCTGAATGAGTACTTATGCCCTTGTATTGTGTATTCCATATATTATTTTATTGGTGGTAAAAATTGTTTGGCATTTCAATCCTTTCAAATTCAATCACCCATACCCAAGGATTGGCAAGCCATGAAACACGGCCGTTTATTTATTTCCATAAATTTTTTAATAACAAGGTGTAGCTGG